CCATACAACAGTTTGTCTAAGTTTGCCCAACCAGTGCTATTCTGACCATTGTTGTCTTTTAGTGCCGCTAATCTTGCACGTGGATCTTCAAAGTAGTCTGTACCCAAATCTTTTGTAAGTGTAATTTGAACTGCATCTTTAATCAACTTTTCAACAGGATCATAGTTGCCTTTTTCCAACATGTCTGCACTTTTCAATATTGCACGTTCTAGCTCACTGCGTCTAGTAAATGCTTCAAACTCTTGTAAGAACCAATCAGTGTGTCCACTGTTGAGATCTGGAATCTCCAACAGTTCAATGTTTGTAACTGCTTTTATCTGTTTTCTATCCGGAAGTGTTTTGTGTTCGTTAGCATGATCATAGATAAACTTTGCAGTATCTCGCAAGTCTCTGTCAAAGTTTTCTGCATTGAATATGTTTTGCACTCTTAGGAAACTCTGTGCATCATGCATCATCATTTCTAAAAATAATTTTTGTACATCATATGTGTATTCTGTCATACTATCCTCATTAGGCGTTTACGTGCCATTTCTATTTTTATCTTACTGCGTTCTGCGTTTGCATGTATCTGTTGCAGTGTTTCTGCTACACCAAAACGTATTACTGCATCATTAACATCTTTTACATCTTCAGGCCACTCTGGTATGCTTACTTCAAACTTATGTTCTATTGCGGCGTCAATTATACTTAATCCTGCACGGTCCTGATCAGGTACTACTATAATTCTACGTTGCAACTGCTTCAACAACTGTGCTTGATCTTTGCTTATAGTTTCATGCATACATGCCAAGCCGGATATACTTAGTGCATCAAATATACCTTCAACAACTATTGCACTGGTCCAGTCTGATTTTTGCAAATCATAGCCAAATACATATCCTGGTTGTTGACTGTTTATAAACTTTGGCGTACGATTGTCCAAGTACCGTGATGTGTGTCCTACTATCCTGTTCTTATACGTATAAGGCACAACAATTCTATCTCGCGGCCCACGTTTCTTATCTACTAGGAAAGGATAACCAAATACTATACCACGTTGCTTCAAGTACTCAACATAATGAAAGTGCTCTCGATTGTTTTCATCTATGCGTTCAACACCAGCAGGTATTTCTACTTCATCAAAGTCAATCTGCTTTTGTTTGATTGTATTACGTTCAGCAGTTAAGTCTAACAAACTTTTACGTTTCAAACTTTCTAAGTTGAGTCTTTCAACGTCAGTTGGATCAACACCTAGCCATTCTAGTAACTTACGTGCTTTGTATGTAACACTGCGTCCTGCAACAAAACTTGCAGTAAAACCACAGTTGAAACAGTGATAACTCCAATCATCTTCTGTTTGTTTTATGCCACCACGTAAACGTTTGTCTTGTGATTCACCATTATGTGTACAACATGGAGCATTGAAACTCACCCAACCAGAACTTGTGTGTTTCCGCTTTTGCGGAATGTAACTTAATAGATCAATCATTATGTTAATATACTAACACGATCGATGTAAGAAATCAAGTATTTAGATATAATTTCATGTCCGGTTTGATTAGGATGTTTGCCTGGAAATAAATGTTCAGGTTCTAGCATCTCACGAAAACTACCGTCGTTGGTTATAACGTTTGCGTTTTTATACGGATTAATCAAGCAGTTAAATTGTACAACATTTGGTAAGGTACTGAATAGTCTTACAGTTTCCCAATGATTGTGTTCTGCCCAACGAGTATCAAAACTGTTAGCCGTCCATAGTTTGTTTAGTTCATACCATGTTGGGTTTATTGTGCTATTGTCTGTCTTTAACCATACGTTATGCACATGTTGATTCCAAGGACGTTCTGGTTGATTAAAGTTGAAATCGTAATCAGCATCTGACTCAATTGCATTATACCAACTTTTACGTGTGCTTTCTGTAAGACCTACTAGCCAAAGTGTGTCTTGTTGATTGTGGTTTTGCAAATGCCAATGCAATAACCAACGCATGCTTTCAAGGCTTGCGCCTGGATAACCACAGTTCTCAAGTTCTAAACCATAATGATCAGCAACCAATCCTGGGTAACTTTTTTGTAATCTTTGTTGTTCAGGTAGTTCAGCACCATAGGTCCAACTACAACCCACTGCAACTACTCGTTTGATAGGCAATTGTACTCCTAGCGGTAAAGGATTTGTGTAATTTCTCCATTGTCAATTTTAACAGTGGGTGCTGTTATATATCCTTGTCCGCCATTGGTGACTGTAATAGTTCCTATTTTTCCGCCGTCTACAGTCGTAGTCGCAGTTGCTCCAGATCCAAAACCTTCTAGTTGTACACGTGGGTTACCAGGTCCATACCATTCACTGCCTGATCCGTTGCTTGAGATTGTGGTAACTGATCCGTTTTGAACTTGTGCAGTGGCGTTTGCACTTATGCCATACTGGTTGATTTCTAGTCTCAACCAGTTATGTCTACCATCAACATTTATATAGGTTCTTTCAGTTTGGTTGGTGTATTCAACTTGACTACCAACATCGTACCAGTCTGGTCCAATTTGATTTTCGCTGGCTTGTATTTTGACATTGCCTGAAAAGTTATCAAAATCCAATTGTAAAGTTGTAAGTGTATTATCAGCAGTGTAAATTGCACTACTGTGTACTCTGTTTCCGTTTGATTGTGCTGGTTGATCAAGTGGTTCAGGCATTGTCATAATTTTGCTTTCAACAAAATCAGGATACACACTATCCACTATCTCTACTTGTCCTCGGCCGCCACTGTAATCATCGGTGTATACTGCTTCATACAAGTTGCCACTTGCACGTTCAAGACTGTATGTGGCAGTTTGTTCTTCAATGAGATCAAGTTTTTCACTTGACAGTGTTACCTTTGCTCTTCCAAACGCACTGCTTAAATGCACTAGATCTTCTGCTATTAGCAATTCATCGCCATCAGTTGACATCATCCTAAATGTAATTGTACTTCCTGAAATGTTAACAGGTTTTTGATCTTGATTAATAAATTCAAACAATATGACGTTGTCAACTCCTCTGTTGACCTTTAATTTTTTTGCATACACTGGTTGCCATCTCCTTTGAAAGTACGCACCGCTGGTATCTACTAATAGTACCTGTTGCTTTTGCTGATATAAATATGCGGTGGTAGAATACATTTAACTATAACTCCATTATAAGGTATTTATGGGCGTAGAGCTTTTCGAAAAGATTGCAGAACGATATCCCTTCATTACATTTTGCACATATGCAGGCAATGAATACGTTGGTGTAATTCAAAATAGAGACGATCAGATAACAACTATCTACGACTTTGGTGGAATTGTAAATGACCAGATGAAACGTGACTTTTTAGAACTGGCAAATACTTGGTGGTGGGAGTCAAATCGCAGTATACCGATTAACATATTTTTGAAGGCAGACTGGGAACAGTTTAAACCATTCTTAAAAACATTTATCAATAAAGATCTAGATATAATACTTGGCCCTAGCACTAGCCTTCAAGAACTTTCTCGTAAAAAGATAAAACGCAGAAGTATCACACTTGTTCGCAAAGTAGATTAATATGCAATGCAACTAAACGTGCATAACTTACTGCATGCGATTTCTTAAACACAAAACCAGCACTATCATCACCATCCCAAACAGTTTCAAATACTTCTTTCCATGGTTTGTGTTGTAGGTGTGCTTTTCCTGGACGTATAATGCTTATAAAGGCCGCCATTCGAGTTATTGAGTTAGGCTGCATTGCTACTTGCAAATCGTGGTAGTTCCCTATATGCACTATACGTTCACAGAAACTTTTGTCGTTTAGTCTATGCCATTCTGGTTCTTTGTCTAGCATCGTATCATAGTGTTGTTGATCTCGAATCAACGTGTACACACTTTGATTAAGCAAATCTAATTTAAAATACCCACGTTGTTCGGCATATTCAAAGTCTATACTTGCACAACCATTTGGTGCATCAATAGGTATTGGTGTGACATACACGCCACTGTTGTGTTTACGTCCTTCTGCATTTTGTCTTGCAGGTGTACACTGGATTAGATTAATAATCTGTTGTCTGTCCGCAAAGTCTATGTCAACGTCAGCACTCATTACATAATTCTTTTTCCAATGCCAGCAACTTCGCCAATAGCAAGAGTTATTGCGGCCATTTCAATTTGTCCTATGAGCAACATGTAACATGCACCAATACGTATAGCACTTTTAACCATGTCCATATAAAACCCTGGATCTTTTAACTTTGGCTTCTTTTCCATCTGGACTGCTTTAGGTCTTGTTAGTCCCATCTTGTTCTCCTCTTTGGGTAGTGTTATTGTAATCTTCTCTGTATAAAACATAATACTATAAGTCTCCTGGTTTGTCAACATGTATTCGCAGTTGCTCTAACATAGGTATATAGTCATTTAACCGACTGGTTCGTGCTTTGTCAAGTTCGTCATTGTACTCAAAAAATTGTCCAAGAGCCTTTTTATCAATTGTACTGTGTTCAGCACTTTGTATTGTTCCGTCAATAAAACTTTTGAACATTGCGTTATTGTGATAAATTTTGGTTGTGCGAATAGATTTGAGGTTATCGATTTGCTCTTGCGAATATTTAAAAACAAATGGTGATCGTCGATCGGCATATTGCCCGTGTATCAAACAATCTGGAAATTCATTGTCAAGAAAGTGAATAAGTTTGTGATAATCAAATACAGTCCACAGACTCAGCACCGTATTAAAATGTATTTTATGTCCGTTGTTCTGCAACTGATGTGCATTGTCTATTATTGTTTCCCATTTACGACGCCACCGAGAATAGTCATTGTGTTGTTTATAACCGTCAATGCTTATTATGTACTGCAAATTTTCAAAATGTGACCCAAGTTCCAGTAATAACGAGGATACCTTCATTGCATTGGTATTAACAATAAACTCAAAGTCAGTGTATTTTCGTCGAACACATTTTCTTAAAAAGTCATAGAACTCTGGCATGGCGGTTGGTTCACCTCCTGCTACATACAATTTTAATAAATGTTCTATTTTCACAATGTTAAAATTACTGTATTCTTCTGTGTATTCTTGTGGTATCTTACCTAACTGTTTTTGTTCTTTTTCGATTAGACTACTAAACATAGGTGAACACATTCTACACATTAAATTACAGGTATTGCTTGGTCGAACTTCGTAGTACACTGGTTCTGTAATATCACGAAGATCGTCCACTGTTTGTAGATCAAGACGCATTGCCCATTCTACTGTTTCGTCCTGACGAGTAGAGATAATACCTTTGTCTTCCAGGTTGTAGCATAACTGGCAATGCTCGGGTAAACTTTCTCCTGATAGCATTGATTTACGTATTTTTGTATATTCAGGATCTGTTGCAAAATTTTGTAATTTATCGATACGTTGTACAGGTGTGGCACTTCTACAACACACTGTTGTATGTCCATTTTGTGTTAGCAGTTCAATGAAAGGAAATATACAAAAACTTTTATTAGTCTTAACCAAATCTTGCCAATACTCTAACTGTAATTTTGCATCTTCATTTTGCCAAATTACTTTGTTGCCAATTTTTTTAGCTAGTTCTTGTGTTGCATAAAACTCTGCCGGGTGATTCCATTGGTCCACTGGTTGATTCAAGACAATCACACGATCAAACTGTTTGGATAATTTAAGTATTTCGCTATTTGTTAAATCAAGCACACTGGTGTGATAAAAACCATCTTTGATTTCAATATCTGATTCGCTAATCAGTCCGTGATTAATACCAAGTGTGCTTGTTAATTCATCTGTATGTTTGTGATTGTTACCGAGGCAAAGTACTTTCATTACCATCCTGCTTGTTTTAATATCTCTTCGCAGTATGCTTGGTCGGCTGGATAGTCACGAAACTTCTTCTGCCAAAAGTCTGGATCAATCCAAGGCCATACTATTTTTGTTTGATCAGGATTCATGTCTGCTAGATATGCTTGTCCTGATTCGCAGTTAAACACTAACCAAGGTGATATGCGTCCAGTACTTATTGCAAATGCTACACTGTTGTCATTTCCGTACCGCAAGAAGTCCTGTGCTGGATGTCCAGTTTTTTCACTCCACTTTATGCTATACTCAATGCCACGTTCTAGTGCATCAGTGAGTGCTTCTCTTCTAATATACTGTTGCAAGTATTCATCATACACTGCTTCTTTACACCAATGATCTAGTTTTTTATTTTGCTTTATGACCCATTCAACAAACTTGGGCACGTTGATTGCATTGATAGCCACACAATGTCTACCAAATTTTACAAATGCTTTATAATATGGTGATGTGGCAAAATCTGCATATGTTTTTAGTTTTGCACTGCCTTGTGTCATGGTATAAAATTTTAAATAACTTTGCAAACCAATCTGCACACCTACTTCTTTTTCTTCTTGATATCTGCGTTTTTGTTCACAAAGATGTACTGCTAGTGTGCTTTCTTTTCTGAACTCTCTTTCACAGTATTTGCACTTATACGTTTCCGCTATCACGCAGGTGTTCCTTTAGTTCTTTTGCAGTCATTAATTTACTTAACAATTCTATTTCATCAGACTTCATTGCAGGAAACAGTTCCATCAGTATCTTCTTGCCTTCGTTGTTGGCTTTGTCTTTCTTCTTTGGAGCAATCCATTGATGTCTGTGCGAGCCCATGCCAGGACTAACACTTGTGGCACATAGCCATTGTAATTTTTGGTGTTTGTTTATATCAAAAAAGTGCTTGTTAAGTCTTTCATTACAAGCAACCAAATAGTATTCTTGCAGTTCTGCTGGACCTTGCACTGCACTGCTCCAACGTATCATGAGAAAGTTTGAATACTTCTTACGTTCTTCATCTGTCAGACTGTCATAGAAGTTGCGATCCTTGTTATCCAAGCACCGCATTTCATTTGCTATACTAAGTTTTGGATTCACCAATTGTCTTCCATATTTTGTGCAGTATATAAAACCAAACACTGTTGATTGCTGGCTCTATCAGTGCAACCAATCCTGCTTCAAATAGACTTGCACCTGTGATTATACTAACCACTGCCATTGCAATCAGCACGTGTCCGATAAAAAATACTATTGCTAATAGTATACTATCTTCTACTTTTCGTGTCAATACATTCCATATACCTTTTGTAAATTCCATATCACCACGCCTTATTATAGTCCACGATTTCACAGTTACGACTGATGTCTTTAACAAAGTATGCACATCGTGGATCATCTTTGTCTTCTACCGGGACGGCTAACATCTGTCCATTTTTCAACTTTGGTACATACCAAGTTACATCTTGATACACATCAATTATTTCTATGTCCATGTAGGTAGGACGAAAACTTGTAAGTGGATTAAATTGAAATACTTTGAATCCTCTGTCGTTAATACTAGTAAGTTGAAGCATTTCTAAGTCGCCAACTTCAGGTTCACCAATTAGTACTTGCCAATCAATTGGCATCTTCATTGTTTGTTCACCGATACGTAGTACCAATGCAGGTGAATTAAATGTTTCTAAAAATATCAGTGGAATGTACAAGTGATCTGGATTTTGTGGATCACTGTTGTCAAAGATTGCAAATCGCAAGTCATCTATCTCTTCTGGTAGTGTATCCACTTCAAACACAGTATTGTCTAGTGTAAGTATTCTCATCTTTTCTCCTTATGCATTCCAATCCAATTTTTCTACACTATATGGATAGTTTGCTTCTCTATAAAATGCTTTACGTTTGGTTAAGTGTCTTTTTGCAAATCTGCAAGTCGATGTTATATCCCAGATTTGGACGTGGTCTTTGTCTTCCGCTTTACGGATACCCCTACCAATACTTTGTATAACCCGTACAAAACTTTTGCCAGGTTCCAAAAGGACAAGATTGAAGATACGTGGCAAATTAATGCCCACGGCCGCGACACCATATGTAGCAATAATGATTTTACCTGTCGCAGTAGCCACTTCATCATATTCATCCTGTCTGTCTTTTGCCTTTGTTGCACCACTTACAAATACTGCATCGTCACCCATACGGTTAAGCAATTCTGTACCAGCACTAATTCTGTCAACCAATACCAATGTATTACCAGTTTTATTTACTTCAATAACCAAGCCTGCAATGGTATCTAATCGCCCTTTTTCTTCAAAAAGGTATTTTAATTCACTTTGATAGTTTGTAAATTCAGCATGATCAATCAACTGCACAACATTTACATGACAGTTTGCGAGTACGCCTTTTTCTTGCAGTTCGCTTGCGGCCAGTTGGTTAATCACTGGACCTAAACTACAATGCAGTGCTTGGAACTCGTATGGTTCTTTTGGCACTGTTCCGGTAAGGCCCCAACGCAGTGGTACACGTGCCATTACACCAGTCAACAATGTTTTCAGTGCATCTGCTTTTGCCATGTGTACTTCGTCAACTATGACACAAACTACATCTTCTAAAAACTCTTGTATGGATATATCAGCACGTTGATTCTTTGTGTTTTTAAGTAGCACGTTTAAACTTTGCCATGTACAAATTGTGTGTTTGTGTCCAAACTCTTTTCTATCACCATAGAATACACCAACATCGAGTTGTAAGTTTGCATAGTCTTTTTCAGTCTGTGTAACCAAACTTTTGTTAGGAACTATAACAATACTTCGTCCATAGTTTTCTACACGTTCGCTTAAACTAGCAGTCATAATTGTTTTGCCAGCACCTGTTGCTACTTCTTGTATGCACTGTGGATTTTGCAAGAAACTGTTTATGATCTCTACTTGGTAGTCTCTTAGCACAATAGGAGTGTCGGATGCAGGATGATTCTTCGGCCACGTAATGTCACTGTAAGTATCTTCTGCAACCGAATCAAACTTGAATACTGTTTGGTATTCTCTGTTATCTTGTATATCAATGTCGTAATTGAAATCTTCTAGTATAGGAATAATTTCTGGCAACAAATTTAAGTAAGTACTGCCGCCCATTTGAAAGTATGCAACTTTACCATCCCAACGTCCAAGACGCACTGCTGGCAAGTATCGTGCATGTGGCACATCATATTTAAAAGTATTGACTAGTTTTTTACGTACATCAAGCTCTAAGCCAGATACTTTCAAATTTACTTCATCATTGATTATTAGTGTTGCCGTTCTCATGTGTTTATTATATATACTTTCTGCAATTAGTCAAGGAAAGTGGGCAACATTTCTTACAACATTGCCCACTTAAGGTTGTCCAGGAGCTAGATCTGATATGACAACCTATTCTATCTGCGCCTCATAACAGTGTTTTCAGCAAGTTCTTTCCAATTAGGACTTACTTTTGTGAGATCTGCTATCTTAAGCGCCATTCTCAAACTTACTTCTCTTAATTTATCCTTAACTTCGTCCATGAAGTTAATAACCTGATCCTGTGCATCTTGTGACATATCATAGTCCTTAAACAGTTCTCCTGTAGAACATATCTGTTTAATACGTAAGAACTTGTCTCGCATAGTATCAAGTGTAAGATCTAAGTAATGACATCTTGATTGTAGTGCCTCAAGGTGATCTTGTAGTTTTTTACTTCTAACATTCTCAAACTTAACGTTAGTAATAAAAATTACACCACCTTTGAATTCAAATTTGTTTGGAATACCTTCTGATCTTAGTTTTGCACTATCTGCATTCCAATGTAGTACACGTCTCTTACCACTATCAAGTGCGGCTTTTAAGATGTTAAGACTTAGTTCATCCATAAGCACACTATCACAGTCGTCAAATACCAACACATGATTAGCATCTGCATGTTCATATAGTTTTGCATACAAACCTAGTGCGGTCATTGCACCTTTTACAACTTCATACTTGATTGGTCTACCAGCAATACTGTCCATCATTGAACTTTTGTCTAGTTCTTTTTCTACGCCAAAACTCTTACCAACTCCTGGAGGTCCAGTAACAATCATAGCTCTAACATCACCAGCAATAACTGCCTTAGTCATGTCGTGTAGTATACTGAAACGAGTAGCAATACGGTCCATAACCTGCTGATCAGTTTCAAATTTAATAGTCTTGGAATCTTTTTGTGTTTGCATTCTAGCTCTCCTATGCAATATTGTTTTCTAACTGTACATACAGCTTAACACATTATACGTATATGTCAACCTGTTTTAGCAACTATTTCAGACATTTTTCCTGATCTAGTCTTTAGTTTCAATTTGAGATATTCGTTTCTTACTGCTAATGCCTCTTTTGCAGTTAAATTCTCCCATACTTCGAATTCACCAGTTTCGGCACTTTCACCTAGTACGTAATACATTATTTTTTCTCCTTAGGTCTACCTTTAGCTTTTTGCCAAGGATTAATATTTGCATTTTCTGATCGTGCATTTGGATCTACGATAGTAACCTTACCGCCTCGTGCAAAGTACTCATCGTACAT